AGCCACCGCCAGACTGACCGAGTAGCTATAGTGCCGCTGCTCGGGACCACCGCCTTTGCCGCCGCCGGTCTCTTCAATGCGTTCCTTAAAGCGCGTTGCCCAAATGACATGTCCCCCAAGCCGCATTCTGCCGTACACACGTGGCAAAGAACGCCCCTCTTGCGCGCCCATAATCCGAAACCGGTCAATTCGGCCTGTTTCCACAGGCTCCGATCCCTGCCCCAACAGGCGCTCGTCAATCCGCCGACCGATTGTCGCTCCAATCGCGCGCCCAATAACGGCCGAGGAGATCCCCAACACAGTGCCACCAACGGAACCGCCAAAGGCAGCTCCAGCCGCGGCCAGAACAACAGTCGCCATGTTCTACTCCTTAGGAAATCTAAAACGCGCCACGATGCAACGCTTGAAAGGTTTACCCAGAAAAGACTCAACGACCCCGCGCCCTGAATAGGCGTGGATCAATCTGGGCTCTCGCCACGTTCCGCTGATGATGCCCGCATGCCGCGCGCTGGCGCCATCCCGCATACGCAAAAGCGCAATATCCCCCGGTGCCAGAACACGATCAGCAGGCTGTAGAACGGCTTCCATGGCCGTCCAAAGCTCTTCATTGCGGTCTACAACATGCCAAGATGGCGAATACGGCGGAATGTCTGGCAGGGACATCCCGCCAATCTCGCGCCAAATCCCCAAGATCAGCCCCAGACAATCCGCCCCGACGCCCTTAAGCGATGCCTGATGCCGATAGGGCGTGCCAATCCAGCTTTTGGCAATGCGCACAACATCACCACTCATCGCCGACTTCCGCCATCATGCGCCTGCCCAGAGGCCGGTAGCTGCGTCATCCAATCTTCCCCTGGAATATCGGGAAACCCCTGAAAGTTCTTCACATTGTCGAATTTGACACGGCACGTTTCCAACCGACGGTCACAGCCAGCCACCAAAGTCACAGACGCACCGATTTCCGGGACTTGGAGCAAGGCCGATCCAAGCGTGATTTTTCGCACCCCACCCTTAAGATCATCCATCTTTATCTGGGACACGTGCCCACCGGCTCCTTCAAGGTGTCCGCGCTCAAACCAGCGGTCGGGGTAACCATTGGGGGCAGTGACAGCAATAACATTGTCAGAAACAACACTATCGACGATTGCCGGAACACGAAACGCCGCCCCCCCAATATCCACACCACAGCGCGCATCCCCCAACACGGCCGAACAGGGTTTTTGAAACACCCGACCACGCGATTGGCCAAGGGGTTCCGACAGCCCGCGCAGCTCGGCTCTGAACTCTCCCGACCCCCAGCTAATCTCGCCGATACTTCCTCGAAAAATAACAGCCCGCTGGTCCGGGTTTGCCCAGTTGACGATCCACGACAGTACTCGGGCACCATCAAAGTTGCCCCGTTTAATATCGGTTTCCGTCAAAAGTTCGCTGTCCAGCAAACCAACGGCTTCGGTGTTATCCACCGAAAGACCGGTCGCCAAATCAAGCGCCGAGGCGGTTAACCCGCTGTCCGCATGGAAGATCACATCATCAAAACAAATGTCCTCATCATGATCCGTAAACCCAAGCGTCACCCCATCTTTGCGATCAATCTTCCAACACCGGCACACCGTGGTTGCGCCGCCTTGCATATGCTCTAACAAACCGTCCTTCAAAGCCGCACCTCGATAACTGGGATATTGGGCACCTCACCCGCCTGGAAACTGGCAACCGAGGTCTGGATCATGTCCGTGTTAAACCTCACCGGCACGTCAAACTCGTAGCCCGAGGTGATCACAACGCCATCGTCCGGTGGATGAACAAACGCGATTACCCCGCTGGTGACATCCACGCTCCAATCGACGCCTTCGGTCATCTTGTCGCCAGAGAATCCGACGGTAACAGTGCCCGAAACTGGTTTCGCAATAGGGCGCACATAGGCCTGTTCACCCGAACGATAGGACTTCTTCAGAGTAAACTCTTTGGTCACCCCATCCCCCTCGCCGATCACCTGATCCTCGAACGAAGGCACTTCAAAGGCTCGACACGACTTGTAGTCCGTCCAGTCTTTCCATCGAAATGCGTGAAGCTGGCCCTGTCTGGCCTCGAAAAAGGCCACCAGTTTTTCGATATCTTCAAGGGATCGCAAACCCAAACCAGCATCATACCGCCGTCGCGAATGCGCCCACGGCGAATTTCGCTCTTCGAACCCGTTTGCAAAGGTCACGATTTCGCTGCGCCGCTCAGGTCCTCCCAAAGACCCAAAGCTCAGGCTTGTCGGGAATTGCACCTCATGGAAACTCATTTCGTCCTCCTACCTGTTCCGCCCACCACGCGAGAGCGCGCGGCTTAACTGCGCGGCGATCTGGCTTTGACTGCGTTGGAACCCCTGCACATCGGGGGTTTGCACATTCATCACGATACTGATTGGGCGACCGCCGCCTTGCATCCGGACCCCCAAACTGCCATCGGCACCCCGACTAAGTGGCATGATCGCCTCGGGGCCTGCCTCACCCATCAGCCCCGTTCCGCTGCGCATTGGAAACGTGGTCGGCGACGAAATTACGCCCCCCTTGGCAAACGGCATCACGCGGCCTTGGGAAAAACTGCCGCCGTTCTCAAACGCCAACAGGTTCGACGTCATCGCCCCCAAACCGTCTGCAAGAAGCGAGGCCGCCCGATCTGTCACAGGTTTGACCGCCGCCGCGTAGGTCGTATTAATCAGAGATTTTGCGACAGTCTTCAGCGCGTCAGAAGCCTTCATGCCGTCAAGAACGACACCATCAAGCGCCTTGCGCAAACCCCGCCCGATCCCCCGTTCCAGCACCGCCATATCCTTGCCAGTGTCCGCCACGGTTTTCTTCAAGCGCCCCAACTCTTGGCTAAACGCTTGGACCACCGCGGACGTATCAGCCAGTTCCCCGTCGAGGTCAGCAAGAATGTCAAACTCATCCTTTTCCATTGTCATCGTTCCTCATTGTGATCCGGGAAGTTTTCCAAAAGCGTCTCAAGCCCGCGCCGCCCCATAGGCTTTGATGCATTCTCGACACCGATCAGAATCAACAGTTCCGCAGGCGTCAGCTTCCAAACCTCCCATGGCCGCAGCCCCGCCAGACGATGTCCGGCCTTCAGCATGGAGGGCCAATCTAATCGGATCATGGTGTTCCCGCATCCGGCATCGAAAACGCGCGCAACAGTAGCAACGCCGCCGCCCTTGCCGCCTCTGAAATGCCGCCTGCAATTTCAACCTGCAAAAGGTCGGCTTCGGACCCTTGCCAACCGCCGCCACGCAAACCAGTAGCGATCAAAGCCACGATATCCCGTGCACTTTGTTTTCCATCTTCAAAACGAGACACCAGATCGACAAGGGACGTTTCCCCAAGAGAGGCTTCGAGTTCCGCCAGCGCCCCAAGGGTCAGCTTCATGACGTGCCGATCACCATCCAAAATGATCGCCACTTCTCCGGCGTAAGGGTTTGCCATCACAGCGCCGTAAAGCTTAGCGCCCCGGCTGATGCCAAGGCCATCTCATAGGTCGCCTCTCCGTCATGACTGCCCGCGTACTCGATCGAGGTGATCTGAAAAGCCCCCTGCACGCGACCGAAATCTGGGATCACCACCTGAAACTCGGGCGTTTCCCCATAAAAGAAAATCTGCCGCGCACGTTCATCCGTATCCGCATCACGGAACACACCCGCCCCCGAGATCGACGCGGTTTTCACACCGGCCCCCGCCAAAAGTTCCCGCCAACCACCTTGGCTGTCCAGACTGGTGACATCGACGCTTTCGGCGTTGAAACTAATGCGCGTCGCCCTCAGGCCGGCCACGGTTTGAAACTGTCCACTGCCTGTTAGATCGATTTTGATCAGCAGGTCCTTACCACTTTGTGCACCCATGTCGTGCCCTCACATTTGTTAATTTCAGATGTCGTCAACGCGGGCGCGAAAGATCATATCTATCCGCCGCCCCTCGGCTGATTCCGGCTTGGCAACCGCTTTCAGAAACCGCAGGAAAATCAGACTTCCGCGCTCCAAAACCAGATTGGCGCCGTTCAAAATATCGCTCACCAGAACCGCCACCTCTTTGGCGCTTGAAAACCCACCCCGCGCTGCAACCACGGAGACGGTGAATTCGTGGCGTGCCCCATCCACACCGGTATCCGAGCGATCGCGCACAATTTCCGGCCCGAGCGAGACATAAAGTTCAGGGATTTGCCCGCTTGGCGCGGCGTCAAAAACGGCGTCACCCACTGCGGAATTCAAATCAACCGATCCGAGAAGCGCTTGGTAAACACTTTTTTGCAAAGCCGCCGATACACCGAAACTCATGTGCCCACCTCCTCTCGCGCGAAACAGGACAGGTATTTTCCGGTTCTGTGGTCATCCCCCACGGCCTCAATCAGGAACGTGCGAGCGCCTTCGGCAAATCGCTGACCAGGTACGGGCCGTGACGGAGATCCAACAGGCGTTGCCCGAATGATGATCCGATAATCCACCTCTGACACCCGCCCGATGCGGTTGTTGCGATCGCGACCCGACCGTAATCGCACGTCAGCCCAAATCTGCCCCAGAGCCACTCAGTCAACCGTGAACCCACCGGCCCCATCATCGGTCTTCACCTCGGCTTCCAAGGTTAGTTTTCTGTTCAGATGCACAACACTCATGCGCTTCCTCCCAGCAACCGAACCGTTTTGAACCGTTCGATCAACGAGGAAACGCCAAAGGGCATGCACCCCTGACCCAGTTGGGTTTCGTGGCGATATTCATAGTAGTGCGCGGCCAGCAACAATACAGCTTGCGCCAGATCCTCCGGCAGATCGCTCCAAGCACCCGCATAGCCTGCCGAAAACGTGACATCGACCGAACCGCCGACCGGAACTGTGGGCAATATGAACCCGGTGGGCAGCAGCCTTGGCCGTTGTTCATCTTTCGCCAACCGGTAAAGACTGGGATCAACGGCCTCAGTTGCCCCCAAACGGTCCGTGATGATCACCTCAACGATTGCATTAACCGGTGCCACCGGCAGCGCCTGCCCCCGAGAATCGCGCCATGCTGTCAGAGACCAGGTAAAGTCACGGCTCAGAATGACCTTACCGGTTCTCGCTTCAATTGCCGCAAGGGCCGCGCGCAAAAAGCTTTCCAACACAGCGTCTTGCACAGAATCGTCAGAAAACCCGGTCCCCAAGCGCAAATGTGCCTTGAACTGCTCGACTGGCAAAAGCGCGCCCGGAACAGATGTTTCTTCAACTAATATCATGGATCATCTCCGCAAACGGATTTCCCTCGCAAGAATGGCACGCATCGGCCCGACGTCGCTCGGACGGAGGGAAACAGCTAGACAACACCGGCCCTTGCCGATGCGCGCCAGTAAGGAACCCTGTTGGGTCCCTTACGTCTCTACATCCGCTTAAACAGCGAAGCGCAGAAGCTTGATGGCCGCAAAATCGCTCACATCGCCGCCAACACGTTTGGTTGCATAGAACAGCACATGCGGTTTGGCGCTGAACGGATCGCGCAGTACCCGCAGATCGGGACGCTCGGCAATCGTGTAACCCGCCGAAAAATCGCCAAAGGCAATCGCGTCCGCACCGTCCGCTATATCCGGCATGTCTTCAGCAATCAGAACAGGATACCCCAACAAGCGCGCCGGTTCACCAGCAGCAAGCCCGTCAGACCACAGGAACCGGCCATCCGCATCCTTCAGCTTGCGAATTTCCCCCGCAGTACGTGAATTCATCACAAACGTGCCGTTGGCGCGATACTGCGCCCCCAGCGAATAGACCAGATCAACGACCTTCTCGGCCCCGCCAATCGCACCCGCCGCGCCGGTTTTGACATAGCCAATCTTGCCCCAGGTCCACAGATCATTGGTGGCCGTCGCATGCGACAGGAACCCCGTCGGCTTGTCGATGCCATCCCCGTTTACAAACGCCGCCGCTTCGGCGCGGGCAAACTTGTCGGCAATCCGCGACGCCAGCCACCCTTCGATGTCAAAGGCGCTGTCATCCAGCAAACGCTGGCTGGCTTTTGGCAAGGCATTCAGCTCATTCAGCGGGATGGTGATCCGGTCAATGCTGGGGGTGCCGGTCTCGGTGGTGCTGCCGCTTTCGGTGGCCCAACCATGCCCTACATCCCCGTGGTCGATCAGAACGTCATACGAACTGGCTTCGACGTTCACCACATTTGCAATCACGCGGATCGACGCCGTTGAAGACAGTACCGACTGGATACGATCCGAGGTCACCGGATCGACAAGGTATCCGCCGTCCCCCGCCACAGTCGTGTTCAGCGCTTTGCCTTCCAGGTCCAAACCCCGCAGCGCATCATCGTCGCCGCTGCGCAGATACATATCAAACGCCTTTTGATGCGGAGGCGTCTCATCCGCCGCCATCGACAATGCGGGTCGCCCGAAATGCGAGGTCTTTTGAGTAAGTTTTGTCATCTTCTGATCCTGCTCTTGAAAACGGTTATTGATATCGTCCTGAAAACTTTTCAGATCTTGCGTGAAGGCCGTGACGGCGCGCGTCACCTCTTGAACCGAGGACACATCTTCCCCGGTCCGAGACTTCATCTCGGTCTGTTTCATCTCATGATCCTTATTGGGTCGTTTCCCCGGCCTATACGCCGGACATGATACGGCGGGCGCCCTGTAGCGCTCCCGCCAGTTCCCGCAGCGAGGCATCTAAAAAGGTTTCCCCCTTCGCCCCCACCCGCGCACTGGGAAGCATCGGAAAGGTCACAAGCGACACCTCCCAAAGCTCCAGTTCCGACAAGAGCCTCTGGCCCTTCTCATTCTTGCTGGCCCGCTTTGTGCGATAGTCGATCGACAGGCCGTCAATAGCGCCTGCCTCTATCAAAGCCGCGGCCTCTTTTGCTTTTGCAACACTGTCTAGTAGTCGCCCTTTGACAAACAGGCCCTTTTCGTCTTCGCGCACGATGTCCCAAACGCCAATCGGTTGCGCCGGATCATGCTGCCACAGCATTTTCACACGCCGCCCTTCGCGTTCCAAAGACTTCAAGCTTCGCGCATAAGCGCCCGACTGCACCACATCGCCGCCCTGATCTACCGCGCCAAATAGCGAGGCATAGCCCTCGATGACCACACCGTCTTTCACCGAAAGCGCTGCATCAAAGCGACAAAACTTGTGCTCAAGCCCTTCCAACGTATCTTGCTCCATATCCATCTCCTATCCCGCCTGATTGATCAGCGACTGAGCCGCCTGTGCCAGCACAACGCCGACCACTCCGAAAACCGTCAGCCAAAGTCGTTTTTCCAACCGTTCGATCATCATTTCGATCCGCCCCAGCCGCATGTTCAACGCTTCAAACTGCAATTTCGCCACCCGCTCGTGTGCTTCAAGCCGTAGCCCCGGCGCACAATCAAAGGCCTCAAAACCGTATCTCGGCTCACTCATTTCCCATCTCCAAAGGGGGCAAGCCCAGCATGGTCCGCTTTTCAGCATCGCTCAGGAACGAAGCCTCTCCGATCCTTTTCCACTGCATCTCGCGCTCGGATGCCAAAGCCGACACCTGATCCAGATCCGGCTTAAGCGTTACCGCGTCGCCCCCAAGATCAGACAACCAAGCGCCCATAGCTGCCGTAATTTTCCCGATCATCGGCAAAACCGTCAGGCGATAGAACGCCCGATTGGCCTCTTGATAATTCGCGTAAGTCGCATCCCCAGGGATACCCAAAAGCATCGGTGGTACCCCGAACGCCAAAGCAATCTCGCGCGCAGCGGCCTCTTTGGTCTTCTGAAACTCCATATCACTGGGCGAAAATCCCATAGGTTTCCAGTCTAACCCTCCTTCCAGCAACATCGGACGCCCCGCATTCCGCGCGCCCTGATGATGGGTCTCCATTTCCGAAATCAACCGGTCATACTGATCCGCACTTAATGTGCCTTGCCCATCCACGGACTGATACACAATCGCCCCGGACGGACGTGCCGCATTATCCAGCAAGGCCTTCGACCACGCCGACGCGGAATTGTGCACCTCAACCGCCGCCGCCGCCGCCCTTAGCGGGGACAGGCCATAATGATCGTCCAACGGGTGAAACGCCCGAATTTGACACAACGGCTTCAAATCGCCTGTCATGTCATAGCGATGCGATCTGCCCCCAACGGAATAGTCAAACGCTGCTGGCCAACCATCCGGTCCGGGAACAACCGCCATGCGATCCGAGCGCAAAACATGCAGCTCTCGCGGCCAACTATCTGTACCAACAGCCTCGATATAGCCGTTGCCCGACAAAAGGATCTGGCTGATCAAGGCCTCTAGCAATTCGGTCTGCCCTTGAACGGGATTTGGTCGCCGGATCAAGCCAATGATCGGATGCTGCTCATACCGCTGCCCATCGTCTTGCAACACCAAAGGCACGTTGGCCGCAGCCTCAGCAATCAGTCGAACGGCCCTGTATCCGAAGGGATTGCCCGAATACCCGGCCCGCACCAAAGACACCCCGTCCCGTGCGCCCCAAACCGACCGCGCCCCCGCGCCATACGCAATCACCGGCGCGGCAACGCTGGCCTTTTCTTCAGGCACTTCCGCTGCCGCCGTCTTCCAAAACCCAAATTTCATAAAGTCATCCCTCCGCGTCCCGGACGCGCCTATCGAAGCGTCCAGACCGTTATCTGTGAAATATTTATCAAAGTCCTAAACCCACCGTACGGTGGGTGTTGCGTCTCAAATCGCCCGAATTTGTGGCCTTTGTCGTTCGCCGGGCACAAGCATCACCTCATGCACCGCCCACACCAAAGCATCCAATCGGTCCGGGCTTCCTTTGCCCTGATAGCCGTTCACACCCATCTGGCACATCTGATCTTCAAGCTCGGGAAAACTGCCGCAATGGGTAACCCGCCCCTGCTCATAAAGCGCCGACACCGGCTCGGCCCTCGCCCGCTTGCCCCGACTGGCGTGTACCCCACGGAAAGCAATCAGCGGATCGACCTGCCGCACCACACTCTCAACCAATTCCCCGCCCTGATTGACCTCGGCCACCAACCGCTCGGCATTCCAGCGTTTCGCGGCCTCAACCGCCGCAGTGGCCCAGCCAAGCGGTTTCATCCCCTGAACCGAGGCATCCTCAAGCACAAGGGCCCTCCAATCAACAGGCTCGCCTGTCATCCGCACACCGACTACAACGATCCCGCATTCGTCTGCCCCCTCTCCGGACGACACCGGAGGGTCCACGGCAACCACCACCCGATCCATCGGTCCCGTGAATCCGACCCGCCCCTGATCCAGAAGCTCGTGGCTCCACAGCGCGCCATCGACCGCATCCAGCAACACGCCGTCCAATTCCTGCCGCGCCAGACGGGTGCCTGCATAGCGCGCCCGCACATCCTCCAGAAAGCTTTGTGCCAGATAGGCGCGGTTCGCCTCGGTCGCCGCTTGCGTCATCACGGTGCTGTCAGCCTGAAGGATCTGCCGCAACACAGGCACATTGCGTGGCGTTGTGGTAATCACCTGTTGCGGATGATCCCCCAAACGCAGTCCAAACTGCAGCATATCCCATGCCTCAGCCGCTTTCGGCCATTTTGCCAGCTCGTCACACCACGCCGCATCAAACTGAGGCCCGCGCAGGCTTTCCGGATCATGCGCCGAAAACACCTGCGCCGTGGCACCGTTGTCCCAGACCAACCGTTTGCGCGTAGCCTCCCATCGCGGTTTTCTGTCAGGCGGTGAACAGGCCAAAATGCCGCTTTCACCAAACACCATGACCTCTCGCGCCTGATCAATGGTTTCTCCCACCAACGCCACACGTCTGGCCCGCCCGGGATCACAGGGCCTCGCCCCCTCAACCACTGACCGGACCCACTCGGCGCCGGCACGGGTTTTACCGGCACCACGCCCCCCCATAATTACCCACGACCGCCAATCTCCATCAGGCGGCAACTGATGCTCCAACGCCCAAAACTCGAATAAAAAAAGGGAGAGCTAAAAGCTCTCCCTCAGTCAGACTACTCAGGAAGCTGTCCTGACTGGCGGCATCGCCTGAGGCGACCCAATTTGCACCGAATGTCAGATCGGGCCTGTTCCAGGTCGAGCCCGTAATCTCCGGTGATCCCGGCCTCACGTTTTCGCTCTCGTTCATGCCTTGCCTCCATTTCGATGGCCAGCCTGACCAGCCTACGCAGATCGTCCGCCGTTTTACCGGCAGCCTTCACCGCTTCCATATCGCCCGCCTTGATGTCCTCTAGCAGCGCCGCAGCCAAAGCAGTCAGGTCCCGCAATTGCCGGTCGGCAATTCCGATTGCCTCTTCCAAGGAAGAAGTCGTTTTTCCCGGTTCTATCAAAGCCAT